GCTTAATTATCTGCATCGGACGGTGCAGACGGACAGTCCAAGCCAAAGGAGATAAAAATGGCTAATTTTGAAGAAAAAGTTTATGTGTCTCAGTTTGATATTCAGCCCAACGGCTGTATAGGTGTTCGCAAAACCACCGAAGTCCTGAAAGACGGAGTGGTGATCTCGTCAACGTATTGGCGTTGCGTGTTGGTGCCAAATGATCCACAGGCGCAGGATGTACTCGGCGCAGAGCCGTACTACCTGAATATCGCTAACTATGCGTGGAGCCAGCCGTCCCCGCAGCCGTATAACCCGCCTGCACTGTAAGGAATAGTCATGCCTACTGTAATCACATGGAACATCTCGGTTCTTAACTGCATCCCGCAAACCGCAGAGGGCGCGGATTACGTCGTCACGGCGCACTGGCAGTGCAACGGCGTAGACGGCCAATACAACGGCAGCGTCTACTCGACCTGTTCGTTTCCCGTCGTGCAGGGTGCGTTCACCCCGTATGCCAATTTGACGCAGGATCAAGTGCTGGGCTGGATCTGGGCCAACGGCGTGGATAAGGCCGCGACCGAGGCTGCGGTGGAGCAGCAGATTCAGAATCAGATCAACCCGCCGGTTGTTTCGCCGCCGCTGCCGTGGGTGACGCCATGATTAAACTAGAACTGTCCATTGAAGAAGTGAACGCAATCCTGCAAGTGCTAGGCGATCTGCCCACTAAAACTGGCGCATGGCCTCTAGTGTTGAAGATTAAAGAGCAGGCCGAGCCACAGGTTCCGCCTTCGGAGCCGGTACAATAAATCTAGGGGTAGTCTATGGCTAACCTTTTTGACTCTGCGAATTATCCGACCCGAGAGCCGACCGCTCTGCAAGCGGGCGATCTCTGGGCGTGGAAGCGCACTGATCTCGTCACGGACTACCCATCGTCGGCCTATAGCCTTTCGTACATTGCGCGTCGAGAGATCACGGGCGAGAATATTGCTATCTCGACCACAGGATCGACCGAGGCTTACACGGTCTCGGTATCCTCAACCACGACAGCCAACTACGAAGAAGGCCGGTATCACTGGGTCGCATACATCACGCGCACCTCGGACTCTGCCCGTATCGAAGTCGACAAAGGCGTGTTCGAGGTTGCGCCGAACCGCTCAACCAGTTCAGCCGATCCGCGCTCGTTCGCGCAGATTGCGCTCGACAATATCGAAACGTACTTAAAAGACCCCACCAACCTTGCAGCCGCGTCCTACTCGATTGCCGGACGCTCGCTCTCGCGCTGGAATCGTGCCGACCTTTTGACCGAACGCGAACGGCTCAAGGGTGAGGTGACGCGAGAGCGCAGAGCCGAACAGATCGCCAAGGGATTGGGAACTAACGCCACCATTCGCGTGAGGTTTACGGCATGAGTCTACTCGACTATTTTAAAAGACAAACGCCAAAGCCTCGCAAGCGATCCTTTGACGCAGCAAACACCGGACGGCTTTTCTCCGACTGGCTCGTTCAAACCAAGACCGCCGACAGCGACCTACGCTATGCGCTCAAGGCCATGCGTGCTCGCTCGCGTGATCTCTGTCAAAACAATGATTATGCGCGGCGGTATCTTGATCTCGTAGCAACCAACGTCGTCGGGCCGCGTGGCATAACCTTACAGGTGCGTGCGCGTGAGCAGACAGGTGCGCTCGATCAAGTAGCGAACCAACAGTTAGAGGCGGCGTTCTATGCGTGGGCGCAGCCTGGCGTCTGTACGGTAGACGGGCGGTTGTCGTGGATCGACGCACAGCGCGTCTTTATCGAAAGCGTAGCGCGAGACGGCGAGTGCTTTGTGTTGTTCGTAGAGGACAATGCAAACCCATTCCGTTTTCGCTTACAGTTCATTGATCCCGACCTTGTGGATCAAGACAAGAACGAGATTCTTGCCAACGGCGGTCAGATTCGCATGGGCATCGAGATAGATGCCTCGGGCCGTCCGGTCGCTTACCATGTGCGGGTACGTCCGCCCGATGATTATCAGATCGGCACGACGAACCCCAAGACAGAGCGCATCCCGGCCGAGCGCATGATTCACGCATTCCGCGTGGATCGTATCGGGCAGAATCGCGGCAGTCCGTGGACGGCCACCTCGATGACGCGACTGAAGATGCTCGGCGGTTACGAAGAGGCCGAGTTAGTCGCAGCGCGAGTGTCGGCTTCCAAGATGGGTTTTTTCGTCTCGGAGTCCGGCGATGAGTACCAAGGCGATGGCACTGCACCGGACGGCACGCTCAATATGGACGTGCAGCCGGGACAGTTCTCGCAACTGCCTGCTGGCGTAGACTTCAAGGCATACGATCCGCAGCATCCCTCGACGGCCTTTAAGGACTTTGAAAAGGCGATGCTGCGCGGTATAGCCTCCGGCCTCGGCGTGTCTTATACGTCGCTGGCGAATGATCTGGAGGCGGTATCGTATTCGTCCATCCGCCAAGGACTGCTCGAGGAGCGCGACCATTGGCGCACCGTGCAGCATTGGGTCATTGAGCATTTCTGCCAGCCGGTTTATCTGCGCTGGCTGCGACAGACGCTCGACTCTGGCGTGATTAACCTTCCGGCAAACAAGTTCTTCAAGTTCAGCGCGACCCAGTGGGTACCGCGTGGCTGGCAGTGGGTTGATCCGCGCAATGAGGCGGAGGCGCAGATTGTTGCGATCAATAACGGACTGATGACGCGCACACAAGCACTCGCAGAGCGCGGCCTCGACATCGAGGATGTGATGCGTGAGCGTCAAGCCGAAGAAGAGATGATCGCGTCGTTTAATGTAACGCTTCCGGGCGGCACTTCTCCGATTCCTCCAGAGGTGAGCAATGGCGGCTAAATACGACATCGTTTGCGATCAAGGCGCAACCTTCAGCCGTCAGTTGACATGGCTCGACGACTCATCAAGCGCGGTAAACTTGACCGGCTACACAGCGCGTATGCAAGTGCGCGAAACCGTCGAGTCATCCTCTACGCTGCTGTCGCTGACCACGGAGAACTCGCGCATTGCTCTCGGCGGCACGGCTGGCACTATCACGCTAACCGTAACGGCAGCGGATACGGCAGCGGTCGTCGCCGGTCACTATGTCTATGACCTAGAGTTAGTCTCGGGCAGCACGGTGTATCGGCTCGTGCAGGGTTGCTTCACTGTAGACGCAGAGGTGACGCGATGACCGAGCGCATCATCGTTGACGAAACTTTGCAATCGGTCGTCATTGAGGAGTCGAACAACGAGGTTGTTGTCCGCACCGGCTGGCCCGATGGCGCAAAGAAAGGCGCGAACAGCGACATCACCTCGATGTCGGGGCTCACTGGCGGAGTTGCTACGCCCACATATATCGATTTCGCAGCGGCTGGTGCCACGGATGCCGAGCGCCGACTGGCGTGGAATCCCGACACGGGCACAGTGCAGATCGGCATGGTCGGCGGAAACGTACAGGCCGAACTCGCTCAGACGCTCTATGCCTATGTTCACAACGCTGAAGGATCGACGATTGCCAAGGGCAAGCCTGTCTATCTCTATGAAGCGACGGGCAACAAGGCATCGGTCAAACTGGCCTACAACACCACGGACGCGACCTCTGCCAAAACTTTTGGCCTCGCAGCGGAGAGCATCGCCTCTGGCGCAAACGGTCTAATCATCTGCCAAGGCGTGCTCGATAAGATCAACACGAGCGCATATAACGAAGGCGACACTCTATACCTCGGCGCGACTGCTGGCACGCTTACGGCCACGAAGCCGAAAGCACCGAACCACATGGTTTATGTTGGTATCGTTGAGCGGGCCAATGCTGGAAACGGGCAGATTTATGTCCGCGTGCAAAACGGCTACGAACTGGACGAAATCCACGATGTGCAGATCAACTCGCCCGCCAATGGGCAGTTGATTATTTACGATGCCGCCACGAGCCTCTGGAAGAATGCCAACCTCACGGCGGGCACCGGCATCTCGATTACGAACGGCGCAGGGTCGATCACCATTTCCGCGCCAGAGAATGGCACGGTCACGAGCGTAGCAACCGGCACAGGATTGACGGGCGGCCCGATCACCTCGACGGGCACGATCAGCCTCGCCAACACAGCCGTTAGCGCAGG